TGCGGAGCTCTTCCTCACGATCCGGGAAAAGCTCAATCGCGGCCTCAACATCAAGCCACTTCGCCAGCCCATGATAACGGCAATCCGAAAAATCCGGCTTACGGGAACGAGGATCGTAAAACCAGTCATCCCCGTAGACGAAATCCATGCCCACGTCCGGGTCTTCATGGTCGCCCTCAATCAGCTTCAGCTCGACGCCGCCGATGCCCTCAATCCCCGCTTGGCCGGCGCAGTACGGATCGAGGAACTGCCACTCATTGCCCTCAAGAACCGAGCGCACCGCCTGCGTCGCAATCTCGGCCCCGTCCGCATTCCTCGGATTCTTCGGATACGCCTTCGGGTCCTGCCGAAGCCGCTGCACCATACCAACGATGCTGTCGATCTTGCGATTGATCCGGTTGAACGTGATAATAGGCTGGCGGCGCTTGCGGAGGATTTCTATTTCCTCGGGTGACCATTGAGCTCCGTGATAGAGGTGACGTGAATTTTTTTGTTCTTCGTACTCAGGAGTCTTCGCGGTTAAGTAGTCGAGATATTGCTGACGCAACCTAGAGACGGGCCAGAAGCCCTCTTCTGAACTGCTGAAGTCGTAATCGTCGTAGGACTCAGTCGTCCATGTCCTTCCTAATGTGCCGTCCGCTGAACTGACCTGGGGCATCTATCGCCTCACACAATAAGGCTGCGACTTCATCGTGCCCCTTGGCGCCTTTGGCGCAATTACACGATGGACACAATAATTGGATATTAGATGGCCAATTCGAACCACCCCGAGCCAATGCAACAATATGGTCTGCGTGATATTTTGCACCCAATTCCTTACGGCAATAAATACAGCAGCCATGTTGGCGCTGAAATATCTCTTGAAGATCAGATGCAGTGTATCGTCCTTCAGCATTTCTGACCCTTGCTCGACGCCGAGCCCTGCTTGCGCGTAAGAAATCTGGATTGTTGATCCGCCATTTCTCAAGCGATTCTAAATGTAAATCGGGATTGGCGTCTTTCCATTTCTCTCTGGATTCCCGCAATTTCTCTTTATTGAGTTCAGACCATTTTTTACGCGTCTCTTGGTGGCGTTCTTTGTTTCTCTCAATCCATTCCTTAGTCCATTTTAGCTTTTTCTCAGGATGCTTCTCTCGAAAGCGTCGATCAGCCTCTCGTGCCTTCTCTGGATTGTCCCGTCGCCACTCTCGCTTCTTCGATCTTGCCTTCTCAGGATCTGCCTCATGTCGCCGTTGGGCACCTGCATTGACTTTGTCTCGGTTTTCCAAATGCCATCGATTGACATTCTCTCGCTGGCAAACAATGCATGGACCACAAACCCAGCGCTCTGCTATGTGCCCTCTTTTGCACGGCTTCCCTGTGAAGTACCGCTTGAGCCCGAGCCGCTTGGCTTGTGCCCGTGTGACAATATGTCTATCTTCCGCCTCAGTCATGTCGGGTGCTCGTTCCACTCGATGTGGTCAGGGGCGATGGGGGCGCCGCATGCAACCCCGTCGCCCCGTTGTTTTATCCTGCTTCGCCCTGCCGGGCAATTGGCGTTTTTACGAGACGGCCATCCTTATCTCTGACCCATCCGTCAAGCTCCAATGCCATTCTTACACAATGGTCTCCTTTGCAAAGGTTGACCATGGTGCATCTTCCATACGGACATTTTATCATGCATTGATCCTCAGATACGCAGGCGTCCCCACGATCTCCTGGCGGCGCTCGCGCCATATCTCAAGCACTGGGCGCAAGTCCTCTGGCCTGTCGTAGCCTTCCGCGATCATCTTCAGCACAATCACGGCGCCGTACTCGTGGACGAGGGCGCGGAAGCCGGGCCGCAAATCGTCGAGCGGCTGCATGACCTTGATGGAATCGACGTTCATTTTCGACGCTCGTGAAGAATGACTGTTTTAAGCATCGCCAACGCCTCGGAAGTCACTTCATCACGAAAGCTTGGCAAATAAATCCACGCCTTATCTAGAGCGCTTCTCGCGTAATCGGCAATGCGGCGCGCCATGCCGGCAAGATCGTCATCATTCAAAGTCAGATCACGTTCGCTCATTGCCGCCCCGATGCCACTTCGACAAAGAAAGCCTGCACCTCGTGCATCATCGCATCAATGCGGTTGATGTCTTCCGGCGTCGCCGTGTCGGGATGATCCTCGTCCAATACATCCGAGTAGACAAGGCTATCGAGCGACGTCTTGGCGCCGGCGTAGAAGAACCGCTTGAACGTCTTCACAAGATCAGGATGCGTCTCTGGCGGGACGTTCTGCTCGAGCAAATTGCGCCATGCGGCGTCGATCACATTAGATACCGTGATAGTCTTGGCTTTGTGCGCTGTCATTATGCATTCCCCGTCGTCTGGATGAACCCGAACCGCAGCCCGGTGCGCAGTATGATCGACCTGAACGACACCTCGTGCATCTCGCCAAGCTGGAACGCAAGTGTGCAGCCCGACGTAGTGCGCATGAAATGGCGACCAACAGGGCTCCATAATCCCAACAGTTTCACTGCGTTTATTGTTTCGCGTTCTCTGTGGTTCATGGATACGCCAACACGGCAGCCAAGCCGCCGGCCTTGTGCTCTCCCTTTCCGCCCAGCGCCTTCACGGCGCTCGCCAGCCGCCCCTGCGGGATGGAGATATCCTCAAGCGATCCAGTGTGCTCGCCCTTCTTGTTGAACTCCGCCATCTTGCATGAGCCATCGGAAGCATTCTCCGTCCCAGCCCATGCCTTCATCAGACGCTCGCCGCGGTGGTGAGTCACGACGGCGATCTTGCCGGGATATTTCTCTAGCACATGCAGCAATTCGGAGAAAAACCGCAGGCGAAATGTGTTGAAACTCTCACCCTCGGGCAATGCCTTGTCGGGCTTATGCTCCGCATATTCGCACAGCACAGGGATAGCCTTCGAGGTCACCACACCGGACCAAGTGCCTACATTCCACGGACGAAATCCCTTCGTCACAAGAGCCACCTTCATCCCGAGCTCCTTGGCGATGATCTCAGCCGTGTCATGCGCCCGCTTGAGATCCGAGGTCACAATCACGTCGGGCTTGCGATGCGCCATCTTCTCGGCGATGCGGTACGCTTCCTTGCGGCCGTCATCAGACAGCGGAACGTCCTTCCAGCCGCGGATGCGGTCAACTGACACGTCATCGTTGTTGAGGCTGGTCGCCCCGTGGCGGATGAGTTGGATCGTCCGAGTGTTGTAGGGCATATCAACCCACATAGTCCTTCGCGATCCGATCAACCTTCGGACGAGGCTTCGTCAGCGGCTTGTCGTCACGGTCAGCTTTCCCAGCTTTCCCGACCAGTCCCTCATAGTCGTCCATATCGAGGATTTCGCTCGCCCGCATCGCGCGCTCGGCGACGTCGTGCAGAGGCAAGTCTGACTTCGCGTCCTCGCGAGCATATTCCAGCAGGCGAATGAACAGCGGCACAGTCATGCGGATGCAGTTCTTCATGCCGATTTTCTCCAATCCTTGACAGTAGTCACGAAAGAAGAAAACACTCTCATCTTAACTCCTGAAGAAGAAACAAAATAAACAACCGATTCACCACTGTCGGGAATGCAGTAAATCTCAAGATCAGCTAAATCATCAGAATGGCCATTATTTTTCATCCAATCAGAAACATCCCTTGCCAACTGCTCAGCATCCTCTGTCTCACATCCAGAGTGTAAGCCGCCCGGAGCCGCAATTACACTCAAACAGACAATCGCCGAACCCTTCTGCCAGTCCTTCACCAAGGCAAAGACCGCTTGCCGCAATTCATCATCGTAAATCGGACTGGTGGCAATGATGCCGCGCTCGCTCATGCCGCCTTCCTCGCCTTCTTCCTGGGCTTCTTGTTGTTGAACGCCTCACGGCACACACTCGAACAATACAGCGCATTGAGCGTGCGACGCGGATCGATGGAGTGGCCACAGTTCTTGCATTTGCGATCATTGGCCATGGATCACCGCCAACGGCATGTGAAGATCGCCGTAGCGACGATGCCCATCAGCCTCAGGCCGCCTCTTTCGGGTCCGTCGTCCATCGCGATTCCTGGCTCTGCCGCTCAGCCCACTCGTTTACCGCCATCACGATCTCGTCAGCGTCGCCATCGCCCAGACCGGAGTGCGTCAACACAATAGCACGCCGCAAGCCCGACTGATAGACGATGCCAACTTGCTCCCGGCCGTCCTCGTGCTGGATGCGGTAGAAGTTAACCGCGGCGCTCGGCGGCAGGCGTGCATTGATAGCGCGGGCGAGGCCGAGAAGGTTGGCGTCGGGAGGGAGCGTCTTGGGCTTCATCGCGAGAATTCACGTTTGATCGATTTCCATGCCTCAACATAGAAAGCGGGGCAGCACCAAAAGAACCATTTGCCAAGCCACTCGCCATGGCGGCGACCAATCGCTTCCCAATCGCGCTTTGGCATCAGAGCACCTTGAAGTTCGAAGACGGTATCTCTTCACCCGGAGGCCGATAGGCGTCCTTCACAGGCTCGGGCGCAAGCTTGGTCTTGAGCCATGGGCGGGACAAGCAGGCGTAGCGGGCATCATCTGCGCATTGGGCAGCGATCATCCCGTTAGCCATCTCAAAGTTGCCCGTGTCTGGAACCGTAAAACAGTAAACATCAGCGCGACTTGTTTCGTTCACGCCAGAACAGATCGGTCCTAGTGCGAGCGCTGTTGATGCCACTGCAGCGGTAGGAGCAACGCTTCTGTTTGCTATATTTATTGGTAACGAAGCTTTCTCCGCATTCAGCACAAATGCGCTTCTCATCATCCACTCCAGATGCTCTGCGCCATCGCGACTTGCAGGCATTCGAGCAAAATCTATTGCTGTCCCCTGGTCGTCCATTAAATGTTGCGTTGCAGGCTTCGCATATTTTTTGCTCTTTAACGTGGATAGCGGCGGCGCAATGCTTCTCATAATGCTCGCGATGCCAAGCAATTCCTTCCGGAGATCCGTGCCACTCACGAGCAGCCTCGCGAGCGCACTCGATATAGATACGCCCTCTAGCGCCAGTTTCGGCCCCATGCTCGCCGGATTGATGAGCGTTCGAAGACATGCAGTCAAGATTTGCAATTGCATTGTTGTGGCGGTTACGATCTTTGTGATGGACATGCCACCCCTTCGGGATTGCGCCATTGTTGGCAATCCAAACAAGGCGATGAAGGAGGCCGCCCGGTCCTCGATAGTAGCGGCCTCCACAGAAATAATATCTCTTGCCGTCAAATTCTTGGGCTGTGTTTGTGATAACGACAGGATCGCTGATCCCAGAAGATTGCTCGCCGCCATCCACCCCCTCGCCGTCAGAAATTGATGGTCTGATGTACATCGTATCTCTGCCCCATCGCTGAAATTCAGGCGCACCATCTCTTGATCGTGCTTAATGAGCCTGACTGATCGGAACCGGTGCCATTCGCCATCATGAGATCGCACAAGACCGGTTTTCCCCATCAGTTCAGCGAAAGAATACAGCCCTTCCGAAGTCCTGACAAGCGTATCGCTACTAAAGCAGTGATCCTCGGCCGACTTTTCAATATCTTCGGGCTGTGCCGGGTCATGCTGCAGTGCGGGAATGGTGCGGATCGAATTCAAGCACGTAGAAAACCAGAAGATCGTCGGATGCGGATCGTCCGCCGTTCCCGTCCCGATCATCCTCTGCCTCACAATGTCCCAGCCGCTCATCGGCCCGCTGCCATGCCCAGCGATCTTCGTCACCCTGGCATTATCCGCCTTGCGAAACGCCGGCAGCTTGGCCTTGACGAGCTTCGTATTAATCCGCTCCGCAATCGACGGTCCACCATCCTCCTTGAACGTGCTCGGGTCCAGGACCGCGTACGCAAGTCGTGGATCGTCCTTCTCGCGTTCGATAATCCGATCTGCTACCTGCTCTGCCGTCAGCTTTAGGCCCTTTCCTGGGCCGCTGGCGATGTAGTCCTCGCGGTAGCGGACGAGGGCACCGCGGGGGAGCAGTCGGGTTCCCAGTACGTTATGGCCGGGCGCCAATTTTTCATCGCCTCGTCGAATTCCTCCTCCGTCAGTGAGCACTTCATCAATGGCAATTCCACCGTCGCCGTCAAACAATTTGTAATCGTCCTGGACGACGGCCCACCAGCCAACGCTTCCGGGACTAGCCGAGCCCCAGTCAGCGCTGCGAAAGCGCACCCAATCCTTTGGAACAGCGAACGGCGCGATAACGTGCTTGCGGTGCTGCCAACAGTCAAAGAAGGCGCCCTCGACGACATCCCAGTCTCCCCATCGCATGGCGGCAACGAGCGTCGCCGAGCCAAGGCCTTCCAAACGCGCCTCATATTCTGGATCATCGTGAACCCCTATCTCGTTGTCCTCGAGCCGAGCCGGGATGAGCTGCCGCAGCATCCCGCCCTCGGACGCCGGCATCAACCTGATCTTCAGCGGCTGATCACCTTCAATAAACGTCCGCTTGACCCATAGGTGGCCGATGTTGCCAGGATTAGCCCCGCATAGAATCCGCGGGAACCGGCCCTCATACTGCTTCGGCAAAGTAATTCCGACCATGCGCACACGATTTCTCAAGAAACGGTACATAGATTCAGTCCAATGTGTAAGTTCATCGATTAATAAAACGTGCGCTTCTACTCCTTGGTATTTGTATATATCTGTCTCGTGCTCACAATGACACAGATAAACCTTGCTTCCATTCCAGAACCGTATTTCGTTCTCAACAATCCTGCATATTCCAGTAGATGTCCACGGCGCCAGCAGCGCCCTAAACCCCTTAGGACCTTCCATATGATTTTTAACGAGATCATCACGGATGCGGCGGAACAAATAAACCTGTAATCCAGCTATTTCACTGCACCACAGAATCGCAGCCACGCGCATAAGATGGCTCTTG